ATTATTATCTTAGATTTTGATAGTCTCGAACAAGTGGCGGAATTCCAATATAAATTACCTCCAGATTCCTTAGCAGAAATAGTTTATAAATATGGGGAGCTTTATCAAGCATATACGATAGTAGATATTACGGGAGGAATGGGAGTATCTACAGTAATGAAATTATTAGAGATGGATTATAAACATCTTCATTATGATGACCCAAAAAGTAGAAAATTAAGTGAGAAATATGCTAAAACCGTATATAAACAAGGCGATAAAGTGCCTGGTTTTAATGTAGGGAATACTCGTTTACAAATGATTAGTGAATTTGAGGAACATGTGAGAGAAAATAAAACTATTATTAGATCCTCTAGGTTAACTTCAGAATTAAAAACATTTATTTATAAAAATGGGAGGCCCGATCATATGGAAGGGTATCATGATGATTTAATTATGGCCTATGCAATGCCTATATTTCTAGTACAAACGACATTTAAAAAATTAAAAAAGATAGAAAATCAAACTAAAGCTATGTTAGATAGTTGGGCAAGCGTATCTAATAATGGACCCCAACCTAAAACTGCTGAAACTCATATTAATCCTTTTTATACTAATACTCCCACTTATCATCCTAGACAACCAGGAAAGGGAGTAAATGATGATGGGGAGTATAATTGGTTGTTTGGGATTAAGTAACATTTAGTTTTAGTAGATATTTATTATAATAGTATAAAATACATTATTAAAAATGGCAAAAAAGACAGTATTTCAACAACTCAGCGACTTATTTGGTCCTGAAAAAAGTACCAGAGAAAGTAAATCTCGGTATTCTTTAAATGATAAAGAACTTTTAAAGACACAATCTAAAGAAGAATATGATTACGAATTATTACAAAAACAACAAGATGCGTATCTATCACAACAAAGAAAAAAAGTAGATAATGAAATCTACCAGCACTCTATATATTATGAAACTACCAGATTAGCTTCATATGCGGATTTTGAGGGTATGGAATTTTTTCCTGAAATTGCGGCAGCATTAGATATTTTTATGGAAGAATCTACTTCTCCTAATGGGGAAGGAAGAATATTAAATATTTTTTCTGAAAGTAAAAGGGTTAGAAGGATATTACAAGATCTATTTTTTAATAGGTTAGATATACATACTAACTTACCAATGTGGACTCGGAACACTTGTAAATATGGGGATGACTTTTTATATCTTAATATAGATGGAGAAGAAGGGATAACAGGTGTAAAACAATTACCTAATATAGAAATTAGTAGAAAAGAAAATGACGGTTTTGGAGAAAACTCAAATCTAGAAACTGAAGATAAGTTTAATCCTGTTAAATTTGTGTGGGGACAAAAAAATATGGAATTTAATGCGTGGCAGATAGCACATTTTAGATTATTAGGTGATGATAGAAGATTACCTTATGGAACTTCTATATTAGAAAAAGCGCGTAGAATATGGAAACAATTATTACTTTCCGAAGATGCAATGTTAATTTATAGAGTTACCAGAGCACCTGAAAGAAGAATATTTAAAATATTTGTGGGAAACATAGATGAGAAAGATGTCCCTGCTTATGTTCAAAAAATTGCTAACAATTTCAAAAAGAGTCCGGTAATTGATCAACAAACAGGACAAGTGGATACTCGTTATAATCAAATGGCTCAGGATCAGGATTATTTTATACCAGTAAGGGATCCTAATGCTCCCAGTCCTATCGATACTCTTCCAGGTGCAACTAATTTATCGGAAATTGCGGATATACAATTTTTACAGAAAAAATTATTTACTGCTTTACGAGTTCCAAAAGCATTCTTAAATTTTGAAGAGGTTGCAGGTGAAGGTAAAAATTTAGCGTTACAAGATATTAGATTCTCTAGAACGATTAATAGAGTACAACAGGCAATCATACAAGAATTAAATAAAATTGCAATAATTCATTTATATATTTTAGGGTTAGAAGATGAATTAGAAAATTTTACTTTATCCCTTAATAATCCTTCTACCCAAGCTGAAATGTTAAAGGTAGAACAAACTCAATTAAAGGTAACTTTATATAAAGATGCAGTATCAGATGCAGGAAATGGATTTGGTGCTTATTCAATGACTAGAGCAAAAAGAGATATATTAGGAATGTCAGAAGAAGAAATTAGAAATGACTTGGAACAACAAAGAATGGAAAAAGCTGCTAGTGCAGAAATGGAACAAACTTCTACAGTAATTAAGAAAACCGGTATCTTTGATAGGGTAGATACTTTATATGGTGAATTTGGTACTACTCCAAGTGATGAAGGTGGTGAAGCCGCTGAAGGTGGTGATGAATTTGGTGGTGGCGAATCCTTTGGTGGTGGCGGAGGCTTTGGTGATGATTTTGGAGCTGAAATGGAAGGTGCTGCAACGACAGAAGCGGGAGCTGAAGAAGGAGGAGAGATCGCCGCAGCAGAAACTCCAGTAGAATCCATAAATAAAAAAGGTGATTTATTAACTGAAGAAAATAAAAAAAATATAGAAAATAAAGTTAAAAAATATAGAAATATTTTCCATAAAAAATTATTAGAAAGATGATTTAGACGAAGAAGTCCATACCCAAAACATGAAGATCGACCAAATGACCAAAGAGATAGATGAGATAATAAAATAGCGTTTTAACAAAAGTGGAATATTTATAAATAAAAAATAATGAAAAATTTCGGCAATATAAAAGATACATTTAATTCCATTTTATCGGAAGCGATTATTAAAAAAGATAAAAGTGGGAAAAAAATATTTAGTGATTATTTAAAAGTTTTAAAAGAAAATAAAACATTACGTTCTAAATACTTAATTTTTAAAAATTTAGAATTTAAAAGGTTTGGGGATAAATCAGAAGCATATAACTACATAAGAGAAAATATTACTTTATTAAAAAAATTAAATAAAAAAGAATTAGAAAAAGGAACTAATAAATTAATATCACTTTTAAAAAATAAAAAATTAGTAAATGAAAATTCTGATTTATATAATCATATTAATATTTTAACAAATGTAACTAAATCAGCATCGTCATTAGATAAATTACAAAAATCAGTAAATTTTATTAAAGATAGAATGATGAGGGAAGAGACTACGGTTGAAACAACTCAAGATACAATCAACTTACCCCCTAGTGTTCTCACCAAAATGGCAACAAATAGATTTAACCTAAAATATGGCGATATCAATGAAAGTGAAAAAGAAATAATCAAAACCATATTAAATGGTAATGAAGAAGATAAAAAAAATGTCTATGAATCTCTAAAAAACGATTGTATAGATATAATCGATAATAGACTAACCGAAGAAATTGATTTGGGTTTGAAGGATAAAATTCTTAAAGTAAAAGATAAATTATTAAGGATGACCTACAACCCAGATGAATACGTTAAGGACATAGATAAAGTCTATGAACTTAAAAAATCAGTGGCCGCTGAAGAATAACAATTAAATAAAACATGATTATGAAAAAATTAATGTTAATGTTTGCGATATTGTCATGTGCGGTATTTGGATATTCTCAAGAAAAGGGAACTACCCAAGTTAGTGCACTTAATGTATCAGCAACGGAAGCAGTAATCAGTATTTCATCTCCAAGTGTAACCTATTACTTTTTTGATAATATAGGTTTATCATTAGGAGTTGCAAATTTTGAGGATGTAAATGTTGGAGCCCGTTATTACGTTAAGGATAACAACTTCGCATTCGCTGGTTACGGTACTGGTTCGGAATCTTTTGATATAGGTTTAGGTAAAACCTATGGATGGGGGGACCATGTACAAGTAGAACCAAGATTGACGCTATCAGACGTATTGAATGATGGTAGAGATTTAGGGCTAAGTGTTCAGTTGAACCTAGTATTTTAATCAATAACAAAAATTAAAAATTTTAATTATGGACAAAATTTTTGAAACTATTAAAAGTTTTTTCTCTGGAGTAACGGAATTATTATTTACATTCTTAACTCTAGGCATTTTAGTACAAGTACTCTTCGGTGGAGCAGTATTTGGAATGGATGTAGTTGGCAATGTTACCGCCTTAATTGAATCTTTAGGAAACTCTGGATTTGTAGGTCTATTAGCAGTTGTCGTACTAGTTAAATTGTTAGATAAAAAATAGGTATATTTCAAAATAAACCAATTTGATTAAAGACCCGCCAATTTGGTGGGTCTTTTTCATGATTGACAATCATAGTTTTATTTAGTATATTTTTACTATTAATAACATAAAAATTAAAATATTATGAATGAAAAAAAGAGGAAAAGAAATATCGCTGGATATAGATTCAAACTATAAAATAAAATTAGGTACTGTTGATAATAAGAATCCTAAAAGTATATACATTAATCTTTCAGCGTGGGGAGAGCCAATTAATATAACTAATAATATAAATTATAATGGCGTAATAAGTAAATTAAGAAAACAAATAAAACATAATATAAATTCAGTTATCGATATAGATGATTTTTATAAAAATAGATATATTGTAGATTTAGATATGAGATCTTCAGGTATAAGCAATATAAAGAGAAGTTTTATGTCATGCGAAATTACCTTATACCAAAAAAATAATATTCCAGTTAATCAACCAAAAATGATTAATACTGCAACTAGTATAATAAAAAATGTTATAGGTAGTTGTTTAGAAAATCAAAATTATTTTACTTTTTATAAAACTAAAAAATAAAGGTTTTTTATAACATAGATATATTTATTAATAAAGTATATCACTATGTTAGAAATATTAAAAAGTAATGAAGTAAATAAAAAAGGTATTCTTATTGAATACGATGCTGGATATATCTCACCGAAAGAGAATAAGCATTTCATTAAAGAGATAAATAAATTAACCAGAGGCGAAACTATTGTTGAGGAGCCTCTGATTGTTTATGCT